GTAAGTAGCTGTGAGTATGTCCTTCCAGTCGTTTTCGTGCAGGAACGTCTTTTGACCGTTTATCAGCCATTCTTTCTGTTTTGACCAAGCCTTGAGGATTCGCCATTGCGCCGCGTTTTGTTCAACGGTGCGCTTAGTATTCATAGTTAACCGTTGTTCTGTTGACTTGAAGCACCTTTGCGCCGTTGCGTAGATGAAAGTCTCGCGCCATGTCAGTCTTGGGCGACATAGTGATTACTTTATCTTCCCGATACCTTGCAAGGATAGATCGCACAAGTTTTTGCCCGCAACCTTTCTTGTAACTCCATATCGAATACAAAATAACTTTCAACCCCAAATCATCGTGCTTGTCACCACGCAATAATTCGCTCTCCGTTTTTGGGATGCTGAATCGGTATGCAAAACACGCGACCGCTTCAATCTTTCCACCTTCTAGCCACATATACACATAACGCCCGGAACTAAGTTTCCGCTGCGGGCTAATCTTTGGGCGCACAGGGTCATCAAACAGGATCGGATCGGGTTCAAGTAATTTGATTAGCATCCGTTCTTCTCCCACTCGGTAAACTCATACGCATAAACAGGCAGCAAGCCAAACAGCCATGTTCCGACCTTTAACCGTTTTAATTTTCTTGTCCATACTTCCGGCTTGTATTGATCGGGCTTGTTGATGATGCGGATAAAGTCATCTTCGTAGTTGTTCATGTGTTCTTATCCCTCAACTTGGCTTCGATGGCTTTGGCAAATTCTTCTAAACCCTCAATTTCGCAAAAACTGCAACTGCAACCATCCACACGAACATGGTTCAGCCGGTCAATTTCCTCCTCCGTCAGCCCAACCCACTCGCGCTGTGGTGGTGGGGTGGTGTAGAGAGGAATGTTACGCAAACCATTGCCGTCAACAACACTTGCGGAAAGAACATCCCCGTACTCATCCATCCACGCCACCGGCTTTTGCTCCGACTTGGAATGTGGTGCAGTGACTTCTACCGGAACAATTTTGTATATAAATTTTTCGGGCCATTTACTATTTTGTGCAGTAGCCGCCAACAATGTTTCTTTCAACGCTTGTTCAGTTTCTTCATAGCTTTCAAACAAAGTTGCTCTGCCGCGCCGCAGTAACATTTCTGAGTCTGTCTCATTCGGATAACCGTAAGACATGGTCTCCGAAGTTTTGTCCTGCGTTGCCTTTGCTTCAATCAAAATGATGTAGCCGATGGTCTTCATTTCCGCACCCATACGCGGCACATACGGCCACTTGCGCCTTTCTTTTGTCCATTGGTGTAAACCAAGTCCATACGTTCCAACTCGCTCATACGCCTAGCTACGGCGTTGTGGTCAAGATCAGTTCTGTCGGCAATGTCATAGATCGTGCCGGGTTGTTCTAACGCTTGCAGGATGATGCCGTGATGCTTGGTGGCTAGGTCTGCTGCCTGATCCGCTGCCATGTGGCTTGTATCAGGATCGGTGTTACGTACACGCGGAAACTGCAAGTTGGGAAACCATTTATCTAGCATCATTTTTTTATCCATTCATAGAAAAGGTTGTTTTCTGTTGCCCTAACTTCAACCACCGAAAACTCAGCCGCAAACGCCCTCACGATTTCGGCTGACATAGGCATTGCTGCTGCCCGTTCTTCTCGCGTCATGTTCTGCACGCGCACTGCTGTTGCTACCCTATCCTGCCACTTCATTCTTTTGCTCTACAGCTTTCCGGGCTTCCATTTCTCGGATATCCATTGCCGCATCTGCTACGCCATGCCAATCAGCTTGGCGCACTTTAAGCATGAGATACGCCTGCATAATTTCAAGATCGGTCATTGTTCTGCCTGTTTGTTTTTCATACCATCAAGAATCGCTTTAATCTTTGCTTTGTTGCGGGCAATTTCCTCCGGCGTTATCTTTGCCTCCAACATGATCGGCGGTGTCCAATGTGACCGGCACAATTCCACAAACTGAGGCAACGTCGGCGGTTCAAGCGGCAGGCTGTCCAAAGCCCGCTTGATCGTGTCAGGACGCTGATTTGCCAGCTTCTCAGCCCATATCTGCATAGCATTAACTATCCCCACATCCTCGCCATCAACTACCTGTCCCGCCATCCACATCCGTAACCACTTCAATCCGTAATTGGCGTGCATTACCTGAAAGATTTTCTTGATCCACGCATCCGGCAACTTCTCTTTCATGGCGCACACCTCCAAAAATTGATGATCCAGTTCTTGTCAACGATTCGTGATAGCTGCCTTTCTTTTGCAGCCACTCAGCCTTAAATCCCGTCCACCCTCTTGCACACATCTCTTGCAAAGCAGCCTGTAGGGTTAAGCCTGCTTTCTGTGCCTCCCGTTCAATCCCTTGCATAGCCGTTTTTGTGACTGTCGCCCGCTTAGTCTTTCTGAGCGAGAGAAAATCTTTCCATACGGATTCTGATACGCCTTCAGGCGGTGTATTTATTACTGGTGACTGGTGTTTGGTGACTGGTGACTGGTGAGCATTGCCTTCGCTATGCGTTCGCATTGCGTTCGCATTGCCATCGGACTGCGTTGGCACTTTGCTCCAACGAGCGTTTGCACTATGACGGGCCTTGTCTTGCTTCTCCCGAAACCGAGCAATTTCCTGATCGCACCTTTTATTGTGCCAATGCCCACCTTCCAAGAAAAAAAACTCTGCGAGCACCACATCAACAGCTTTTCGTTCCTCGCGGGTGCGGCAACCTATCAACCTTTGTATAGCTGAAACGTCACCCGGCAGCGGGCTTTCCTCGGCATAGTATTTTCGGATCATCCGCAGATATGCGGCATCCTCAAGAAAAGTGAGGTGCGCGGTTGCTTGCGCGTAGTCGCCTAAGTGGTGCTCGTAGTAGTTCATAGCATCCCTAAAAACAAAAACCCTCAAGTGGGGAGGCGGTTGGAAGCCTGCACAAACACAGGTTGCCATCCCCACTAGAGGATTCTTGTGCTTGTGTTCGCGCTTCCAACGCGGCCCGATATTTCTCTCGGACAAACACACAGTAAACGACTTTTTTTTGTTTGTCAACTACTGCTGCGGGACGATCTCTGCCACCATCTGTTTGACGGGGATGTAGTCATTGGGGTTGACCTTCAAAGCACCGCCGGTAATGACTTCGAGTTTGTAGGCAACGCCTTCGGGCATTTGCTTGCGCTTGACCCATTGGCTGATCGCCTGACTGGTGATGCCTAGCGCCTCTGCCAGCTTCCTACGATTGCCGAAATGCGCTTCTGCTTGTTGAACGTTCATATCAATCCTTATAGGTAAAGAAACTTGCAAACAAGCGTAACCTGTGCAAAGCTATCTTGTCAAGCAGCGTGGATTTAGTTAAGAATACTTTACAATTTTCCTTTGCAACAAGTGTTGGCTTATGCCAATTAGGTGTGTAAAGTTCGTCTTGTGGTAGCGAATTGACAACAACAACTTTTCGGAGGTTTCCCGATGTTTGATTTCCAAGTAGTTCCTTCCGACTTTGCCTCCACCGAGGTAACTATCGTCGCTCAGTCGGAGCGTGGCTTGCAGTTGTTTGCGGAGCGTTATGGCTTCGCCTGCACTAGCATCAACGTTCGCAAGTCGATTGCTCCCGACGTTGCGGAAAAAATCGAGGCTCTTGGTTACACCATTCAGTAAATCTAAACGGGGGCGCAAGCCCCCACTAATTGACAACAACAGGAGACAACCATGAACCTCTGCAAAAATTGCGCTCATTACAAGAAAAACGCCGACAACATTGAAGCAAGCGAATGCACCCGCAAGCCGCAGTTTTCACCCATCAGCGGGCACGTCTTGCCGACGTTCTGCAACCTTGAACGTAACGCTTGGGGAACGTGCAAACCCGAGGGCGTTCACTTCAAACCACGCGAATCAATAATGACTGAGTCAGAACTAGATCACGAATGGGCGCGACGCATGAGCCGCGGCGAATACGACTACGACATTTTCTGCCGTCGATTGGTGGCTGGATCATGAACGGCGACCGCGCAGTGGCTATCGGTTTCACAATCATCTTTCTACTTATCGTTACGGGAGTGCTGTCGTGATGAATACCATCGAAAAAATCTTATTAACAACTGGTGTTGTATCAATGTCTTTGTATGTTTTTCTTGAAATTTTTTGTTTTGCGAAAGGTTGCTGAAATGAACAAATCAGAAAGCATCACCAACCTAGCCACCGCGCTTGCAATGGCGCAGATGAACATCAAGGGCGCAATCAAAGACAGCGCCAATCCGTTTTTCAAGTCAAAGTATGCTGACCTGTCCTCGGTTGTTGAAGCAATCCGCCCTGCATTTGGTCAGTGCGGACTGAGTTACATTCAGCGGATCGAACCTAGCGACAAAGACGAAGTGCGCGTCGAAACAATCCTGCTCCACGCATCCGGTGAGTGGCTGTCTTGTGGCGTGCTTAACTTGCCAGTTAGCAAGGCAGATGCCCAGGGTTACGGTAGTGCTTTGACTTATGCCCGCAGGTATAGCCTTGCCGCTGCCGCTGGTGTTGCGCCGGAAAATGAGGACGATGACGGCAATGCAGCCACCAAATCAGCGCCCAAGTCAATAGCTGTTTCTGTGTGGGACACCATGCCTGCCGATGAACAAAAATTCTTGTCTGACGTTGCGGAGGAAGTCATTGCTCAAATTAATCTGAACGATATTGAAAGTGCAAAAAAATACATAGACGATCAAAACCTTGATGCTGACGAAAAGACGGCATTGTGGTCACGATTTGATTCCAAACAACGTGCAGCATTGAAGAAAGGTTGATCATGGCTTACATACCGAAACCCGGCTCGTTCACGCTGTTCAAGAACTTGAAAAAAGAGGCAGACAATCACCCCGATTATCGTGGCGATGGCTTGGACATGAACGGCGAGCCTGTGTGGGTTAGTGCATGGATCAGAGAGGGCGCTAAAGGCAAGTTCATGTCTTGCAGTATGCAGCACAAGAACAAGGATCAGCCCAAGCCTAAGAAAGCTGGCAATTTGTCTGACTTGGATAACGACATTCTTTTCTAATGCAGGGGGCGATATGGATACGGATGACGTTGCTGGGTTTTTTGGTATCGCCATGATTGTCTGGGTAATTGCAGCATGGATCACGCATATCGTGGTGTGTTTGAAAACCGCAAGCTGGGGGTTCTTGATTGCTGGCGCAATCTTTTTCCCTGTCGCTTGGGTACATGGAACCGGCTGTTGGTTTGGCTGGTGGTAGATCAACGGGGGAAAGCTGCGGCAAGTACCCTACAAAGGCACACTATGGACGAACAATTCCAGTCTTTAGCCTGTATGCAACTTTTGATGAATGTTGTGTCGCTTGCAGTCATTGATGCTTGTCTAAAACCAATAAAACGTAAAGATTCATCAAGGCACAAAGTTTTTGTTGCGCAAGACAAAGCCATCGACGCAATTATGTTTCTAATGGAACGCGCTGAACATTTTGTCGAACTGATTGGGATGGAAGGATCGCGTTTCAAAAAAGAACTGATCAAAACAACGCGGAAAGATTCAACAAACAATATCACTAAACATCTTACCGACGAACAACGTAGAAACTTTCGATTTAATCATGAGTATTGGACAAAAAATCCCGCACGACGCAGATTTTTACCGGAGGAAGAAGAATGAGATTAGCCGACGCAATACATTGGATGATGAGTTACGACGCTTTGCAGCCTGATTTGATACCCGTCGATAATTGGAGACCACAAGACCCAAGTCGGTACAACGAAGCAAGGAAAAAGTGCATTGCTTACTTGCGGGAACGTAACCTCTACATTCTCGATGGTCACTTCATCCCCACGAAATCAAGTCACACAGACATAACCGTGATCTTCAATCGTGAGAAAAGCAAAAACGGCGACACACTCATACAGGTGGCAAAATGAAAATGCTTTGTCTTGTCTTGCTTCTTACAGGCTGTGCAGCAGATGGTACGTCACTGCTGCTAGTCGATAAGGAAGTGTCTCCCATGTCGCGGATGCAAGTCATTGCAGCAATCAATGAATGCGAAAGTTCCAACACCCGCGCTATGGTCATCACTACAAATCGAAAGGTCAATGGTCACATGATCCCTTCGGTTGTGGAAGTGACCTGCATACCTAAGTTCACCTCACATCTGAAATGAAACCCCGCGCCCGTCAAATCATTGAAGGTATGCAGGAAGTTCTGCGCCTAAATATGGAACTGACCGCCACCAACATCGCCATAATCCTCAACGACGATGCCGGGAATATCACTCGCTATATGACCAGCATGGTACGCGATGGTTTAATTTTGCGAATGGGTTTGCGCCTGCAATACAACGGCAAAACTCGCACCAAGCACATGATGTGGCGCATCAATTACAAGAAAATAAAGGAACTAGAAAATGAGGAAGCAACGACGATGGAGGCTGAAGGAGCATCCGGCTCTATGCTCGAAATGTCAGACAATCAAGCCACAGACAGAATACAGTTTGACAAAATTCAAAACGCTCTCGTCTTGGTGCAAAGAGTGCCACCGAACCCTATGCCGTAATCTTTATAGGAAAAAACATGATCTTCTTTAGTGGCTTGATAATGGCAGCAATCGGCTTTTGCGGTTTTATGTTTGTCTGTAATCCCAAGACAAAACAAACAACGTTTGCAGAGGATGTTTGTGCGTTTGTTCTGTTTGCTGGTCTTTGCATTGCCTTAATCGGCGCTATTCTTTGGGCGGTGCATCATGTTTGACCGCGAATACATCAAGACGCTACAGCCTGATGCGCTTGAGCAGCTTGTCGAGCGCCATCGTAAAAGCGCCATTCAGCAAGGCTTGGTGACCGGCATTTTGTCAGGATTCTTACTCGGACTTTTATTTGGGAAATTACTATGATGGACTACGCTGAAGGCATTATCGAAATTGCGCGACTGCGCCAAAACGCGCACTATGCGCTGCTTGCAAAGGACTGGGCAAAGGCGTGTGATCTAGCGGATGAGATCGTCAAAACCGCCTCATCGCTGAAACTTTTTTGTATTTATCAGATGAAAGACGATGATGGAAAACTATGAACGGTGCAAGGTTTGTGACGTTGCTTTCCGAAAGGGCGATAATGTCATGTGGTGCAAGATCAGATCGTGCCCTAAGACGCAACAGCGTGAACCTACCGAGCAGCAGCTAACCGCTGCCTTCGGTAAGAAAGTTACGCCAGCATAGTGTTAGCAGCTTTTTCGACTGCCTCAACCCGGCTTAACCAACCCTTTAGAAACTTAGATTGTTCGGGATGCCGGGATACTATGCCCTGATAAAAAGCCTCTTTCTGATCCGAGAATCGCTCTAGGATTTGGCTAGGCTGATGATTAGATACCGCAGCTAACGTACCCGCACCGATAGCGCCATCGTCTTTTGTGTCTACCGCACGCTGTAGAAACTTAGCAGCCATGCCTGTTCCGGCGTTCACAGCGAAATCAAATACCGCGTAGTCCACGCCTGCGGGCAAGTCGTCGCACCGGCAGCGATCCCAGTATTGGCGCTTATAGAACGGCTTTACAGCCTCAACCGTTAGCGCGTGCATCTCGCCATCCATGATTGCGCGGCCTAGATACTCGCCCCATGCTATGCGCGTCACACCTAGATTAGTCTCGCCACCTTTGTCGTGCGGATCGTTGACGTAGCCGCCCTCAGACTGGATGACATGAGCGAATGCAGCTTCCCAGTTAGCCTTCATTTCTCAATACGCTCCGTGACTTTGACTGCGGCTAGGATGCCTATAAAGCCACCCACAATGGTTTGAAACGATGGGCCGATAATCTTGAATACATCGTCGTTATTGATGATGCTGTTAGGCATGAATAAGCCAACTAGAAACACACCCACCATTGATATCATGACCAGCGACAGCGTGATGCTGACAAGAATCGTCACGAAACAGATCGTTTTCTCTCTCATTTCTTAACGCTCATAATTTTCTCTAACGTCCTGCCGCCGAAATAAAAGGACATGATTAGCATTCCCCATTGGCCCAACAGTTGCACGTATTCCTTGTTTACCTCGATATCCCATGCTGACATAAGTCCGAACACGGTATAGGTGACAAGGATGAAAATCAATGTGGTCGGTCGGATGTTTTTAGACAGCCACGAATCCGAGGACATATCCGCTTTAAGCCGGTCGGTCAGTTCGTGCTGCTCTGACACGTCAGCATTCAATGCCGCCAGTTCGCCGTTTTGCTGCATTTCTAACAGCTTTAGCTTTGCAGCTTCAGCCGCCGCAGGATCAGGAAATACCTTGTCGAGTATCTTGCTGCCAATGTCTAAGACTGCGCCTAGTGGAAACATAGTTAGCCTCTGTAGTAAATTGCTACAAAAATGATGATGCCGCCAATGCCTAGAACCACAAAGATTCCTGCTGTCATTAGCAGTTCTTCCTGTTCTTGTTTCTTCCTTGCTGCTCGGTCTTTAGCCAGCCTAGCTTTGCGGATTGCTTCTCGATTTTCTGCGTCTTGCTCGCCGCTGATTCTGTCGCGCTCTGCACAGAGTTCGGCATACAAATCCATCTCGCCCTTGAGTGCAAACATATCCCGCAGTTCACGTTCAAACTCGCGCATCTGCTTGCGCTGCATCACAATCGTGAATGCTTGCGACAAGACGCTTTCTTGCGCTGCTGCTTGCTTCGGATCGTCAGATTTAGGCTGAGTCTTTAGTACCTCAACCTCTTTAGCAGCTTTCTCAATCTGCCCTTGAGCCTTGAAAAACTTGCTGAGATCGTCGTAACAATCTTTGATCTCATGCCCAAGGTTGATCGCTTCCTTGACGAAGCCAACGCTAGTCTTAGCTAGTGCAAAGGCTGCTCCAATAGTGATCGGGTCTATCATTCATTTAGCCCCCTGTTTTTGTCACTAAGTGCAGCAACAAAAGAATAATTGCGCCAGCACAGGCAATGCCGATGCTTTCTATGCGTTTAATGCGGAGGATGGTTTCTTTCCAACGCTCCGCGCAGACCGCCTCATGCACAGACAACCGGGTATCCATATCTTCCATGACTACGACTTCATAATGTACGCGAGGGCGTAGTACGGAGGCAGGTTAGCGTTGGTCGCACTGACACCAGTCGATGCGTTAGTCACCGTGACGTTTGCTGTGCCTGATCCCGTTGTGTAAGTAGTCGATGCGCCAGTGGTTTGCAGTGCTGCACCACCGCCTGCATTGATGCTGCCTTGACCTGCAACGTAGCTATGCGTGTGTCCTGCATCCACTGCTGTCGCTGTGTGGGTGTGGCTAACTACCACCGCATCCGTCGAGCCGCCAGTAGCTGCAACCGCATAGGTAGAACCTGCGCCTACAAGGAAACGATTGCGAAGATCGGGAGTGCCGTTAGAACCATCGCACAGGTAATAGCCGGACGGAATCGAGCCAGTAGCGCCCGACCATAAAACAATCACGCCTGATGGCAAGGTTGGCGACGATGCCGGAATAGTGCCTAGAATGCCGTACAAGTTGTCGTAAGTCTGAATCAGCGAACCCGTCGAATCCTTTAGCACAAACTTATAGTTATAGCCGTAGGTCATCCATATCTCAGTGGCAGGGCGACCATCGCTACCGAGAACAATAGGGTTAGCGTTAGCCACGTTGCCGCTGTTGTCGGTATACGTCGCTAGAGGCGTGCTAGAACCTGCTTGATACGTGTAGATCAAGCCACCGGATAGGGGAGTTCCTGCGTTAGTGAGGAACTGAAACCCGTTGCCGATAGGGGATAGGTTGACTGACATAGTTAGTCCTTATTGGTTTTGCTGTTCGTTTTGGATGTTACTTTGTCGCGTTGCCGCAGTGATTGCACCAGCGCCCGCAACTCCCGGCTTGATAAAAGTTTTGATTTCAGTTCTTGGTCTTGCTGTTGGTTCGATAGCTTGTTTAACCAATTCTGCGCCTCTAACAGACTGATTTGCGCCTAGCAATCTTTGCCCTAACGGCGCAATGTATGGAAGTTTTGCAGTAGCAATCATCGAAGCAATATCATTTATTGCGCCTGAGTTCACAACACTTTGAACTAAATTAGCAGCTTGCACCGTTGTGTTTGATCTGTTTATTGCGCTTGCTATTGGCTCAACATATATATTTTCTGCAACACGATTCATTTGTCGCAACGTACTTAATTGTTCTGGCGACAAAAATCGTTTGAGCCTTGCCAATGATTCAGTTTTATCGCCAACAAAATCCCTCATTGTTTCATTTTTAAATAATGCGTTATCTTCACCTTTGTTTCCCATTACTTTTTGTTTAATATGACTTATTACATCGTATTGTAATTGTTGTAATGCTTTAGGATTATGTTCTTGCAAATACTTTTGCATTCTAGAAATTTCATCAACATTACCAGTCAAAATATGTTTTCTAATAAATTTATCCGGTTCTTTGCCATCTAACGCATCTTTTAAAGCTGGGATGCTTTCAATGGTTGTAAACCTTTTGCTTGCTGCTGCCCTTGCTTCTTTTGCCGCAGCGCCAGCTTGACCGGGCAAGTTTGCGCTTGCCTCATTAATTGCGTTTTGTATTGAACGATGAAGGTCACTAAGCGCAGTTAACGTACTTTTTTCTTGCTTGCTTGGATCACGAATTGAGTTAATATTTTTTATTAATGCTTCAGCATCGTCAATGGTAACAAGTTTGTTTTGTTTTCCTCGCAACAATCCTAAAGATTCCATGTTGTTTCTTACACCTTCGGGTATCATGCTGCGTCCAAAATCATGCACTATTCGTGCATAATCTTGTGACAAACCTTGAAGTGATATTGGAATATCTTTGCCAGTTGAGTTTCTATAAGCCGCGTACGCATCACGTACCTTTGCCGCTTCGGATTCGTCAACTTTCAACAACGCACCGCGTAATGTATCGCCGCTAGTCGTTATGTCTTGACCTTTTTTTGCACCAAGTGCATCAAAGTTTTGAAATAATGCTGTGTTTGCTTTTGTCATTACTTCTTGAATTGGCTCGCCAACCCCTTGCAAACCTTTTAGGTTTTGCTCAACAGCATATTGCATTGGGTCACGTGTTACCTGACCACGAAGCATAGGCACAGGCACAGGCAGATTTGATGCTTCTGAGTATCGAACAGCAAAGTTTTTAAATCCTTGCACATCGCCAGTTTTGAGGGCATTTTTGGCTTGGTCTACTAATCCATTAAAAAAAACTGGAGAGACTTTGCTAGGATCAATGCCCGCAGATTGAATGACTTGAATGGCGTTATCTTGGAGTCTTTCGTTAGGGATCATGTTGCCAAAACGCTGTCTAACGGCATCAATGCCTCGACCTAACGTATTGGCAGCAACGTGCAAAGCAGGCCCAAGCAACGCACCGCCAGCCGCGCCTGTAAGCGCTTGATTCAGCTTCTCAGTCTCAAAGGGTACAGTCTCGCTAGTTGCTGGCGTAGTCAACGGGTTTGCAATAGCACCTTGCGCTGCCGCTTTTGTACCAGCCCCAATTATTCCGGTTGCAGGGCCAAATCCCGGCACTAACTTGTTTGCAGGGTTTAATAAGAAACCACCAACCTCACCAATAGTTGTTGCAACAGGATATTGTTCCTCTGCTGGCTTTACTGCTGCCTCGGTCTTTGCTATGTTTTGCGCTGCGTTCTGCGCTATAGCATTGCGCCGTTCTTCAGATAGTCCGGGGAAATATCGTCCCACTAGCTGCTGAATGCCACTCATGCTTTTTGAGATAATTGCACCGGCAGCTAAACCGGCAGCGCCAATTTCACGCACGCCCGGTATGGATTCAATCGTCGATGCGATTGCTTGATTGGATGGACTAGGTGCAACAAACGATGAGACAGGAGCAAACTGCGCTCTAGCAGGCGCGGCAGCAGTCACCGCAGCAGGTGCAGCAGTTGTTTCAGCAACAGGCGCAGCGGTCACAGCAGCAGGATTGACACCTAACGCACCTCTAAGCCCCTCAAGGTTGAAGTCACCCTGTGTCGGCTGTACGCTAACAGTAAAATTTCTTTTCTCTGCTGCCAGCTTTTTAGCTAATGCTTCAGCTTCTGCATCAGTAGCAACAACGTGCCGTTCGATCTCATTTTTTCCAGCAGTTTTAACACCTAGCGCTTTTCCTAGACCGGAGATGTCAAATTCATCAGCCATGATTAACGCGCTCCTGCAAGGGTGTTGTATCTTCCCAAGTCACCATCAACCAATGCCTTATAGCGCTCTAACTGACCAAACAATTTTTGCTGTTCGGGAACGGTTACCTTGTTTGCTGCCGTCCATTTTTTTAGCCCATCTGTGCTGCCGCCTTGATAAGCATTCAGCATCATCATTGCTTTCATATCAAAGGCTTCATTCATTGCAGCATCAAATTGCGGCTTAACATATTGCGCCGTTGGATTCCTTGAAACTGCCTTATCCAAGCCTTGCGAATAGTTGTATGCGTGCTGCAACAACGGGCGCAGTTGTTCCATCGACGATCTAATAGCCGTTGGATTTCGTTCTGCACTAGCTATTGATTTTTGTACCGCTGCAAGATCAGCAGCAAACTTATTGCCAAGCGCGGCATTTTTGTTCAATGCCAAATCTTCAATAGTTTTGCTGATAATGTCTCTAGCAGATGCGGCTAATTCTGCTGCATTGTTTCCTGAGACTGAACCTAGTACCGATTGAATGCCTTGCTGTGCCTCTGAAAACTTACCCGTTGCCGCTAATGGCAAATACTTTAGAACTGTGTCAATGTTGTTTAATGCAACTTTTGCAGGTTGTGCTGCCGCCCTTGCATCAATAATTTGTTGTTGATAAACCTTTCCCGTTTCAAGCGATTCACTTTGCGGAATGGTTGGAGTAATTGGCCCAGTTGGGGTAGTTGCGCTGGGTTGCACATCACGAAAACCTGTGGTTCTTCCTAACGCATCTCTTACTATCACTTGCGGCAAATTTGTGATTGGGTTAACCCCGCCAGTTGGCGTTTCTAAAGCTGTCGGCGGCACAGTCATTGTGCTTGCTGGGCCTGCTGGTGTACCCGGCGGCGTGACAGCAAGAAACGGACTTCCCATTGTCATAGGCACAGACGTTGCGCCAAGATTTTGCATAGCTGCCGATGGGAACGTTTTTTCTATTTGCGCTTCCGCAGTTAACGCATTAAGTGAATGCCTTGCTAACCATGCTTTTAGGTCTGCCGTCGTTCCTGTTTTTGGCACTTCAGATCGTGCCTGTGCAATAACTTGATCGTTCCCGCCTGCATTTCTAATGGTTTTAACCAAAAAATCATCTATATCTTCCGCATTTAATTGAGGACGATTTAATAGCTTCAACGATTCACGAGCAAAATTTCCTTGATGTTCGTGCATCAATTTTAATTGCGCGGAATTAGCTTGCGATTGTGCGGTGCTTGAAGTTGCCTCACTTGCTTTGACTTCAAACGGCAGCGTTTGCCTTGCTTTTGAAACAGCTAAATTCTTTGCTTCCACTTCCAAAGGATTTATCTGCTGCGCTTGCTGAAGTTGTAAACGTGCAGCTTCAAGCTGGATCGGGTTCATCTCCCGCGCTTGCTGATAGCTTTGCAAACCCGATGCTGCGTTAACCATATCGGCAAGATTGTTTTTAGGCGGCTGTACGCCTAGCGGTATGTTTGTGTTAAATCCAAAATCTGCCATGATTTATCCTTAACCTGTTTTCAGTTGCAAGCCTGTGCCGCCATTGCTCCAATCGCTAGGAAGCCCGGAAAGTCCACCAGCAGCACCGACAGCGCTTTGATTTGTAATTGTTTGTCCTTGCGGCGTAACCGCAGGTTTATACATCAGCGACGCTAACGTAGCGTTATTGGCAATGTTGCTGCCCGCATTACTGTAAGCATTGGCAGCGCCGATCAAGCCTGACCCTGTAGCTGCTGCACCACCTACGCCAAGACTAGACAAGTTATTTGCTAGGTTAGAACCTGCTGCATTAACCGCGCTTTGTGCAGTCTGTCCGATTCCTGCTATACCAGCAAGACGGTTGTAAATGTTTGATTGATTATTTGTAAAATTAGTAAATGCATTTTGATACGCATTGTTTGCGTAATCTTGCGTGAACTGGTTAAGCCCTTGCAAAGCATTGCCACCAACAAGACCGCCAGCTAGGTTTGCTCTAGCCGCGTTAATGTCTTGACCTTGCTTAAGCATGAAGTCATAGTTAGGTGCTAATCCTTCTTGCAAATCTTGAGCACCAAACTGTTTTGTCAGATACGGCATCATGTCCGAAATCTGACTAACACCTTTGTAGCCTAATTCACGTTGTGGGCGCTGTTGCTCGTTGATAAGGTTGAACTCTTCTTGCTGAATGCGTTGAGCATTAGCAGCAGCATCTGCTTGCTGTTGTGCTGCTTGTTTAGCTGCATCAGCTTGCTTTGATCCTGTGTAAGCGTTTAACGCAGCGCTACCACCAATAACAGCAGCAGTTACCCATGTCATGATATTAGTCCTTGTTTAATCTGATTTCGTGCGTCATACAGCGCCATTACGTCCGGCTCAATAATTTCGGCTTCGATCTCATCCAAATCGGTCTTATCGGTTTGATGAATCGTGATGCCAATAGAATCTTGGACTGCATACGTCACGCGCTTTGTGCCGGGTTGCGATTCCACTACATCGCCCGCCTTTAATGTAACCATGCCTTTTTCTGACCAAGCAATTATTTCTCCAGCAGCACACAGAAAGATATGCGCCTTCTTATGAACCTTGCCGACAATCGTCGTGCCAGCCGGACGGAATACGCGACGGCAATACATCCCGCCCGCAAAGTAATGATCCGTTTGCAGTTCAACCTGCGGCATTTTGACCATCTCTGCTTGCAGGTGGTCTATCTGCTCACGGCTTGGCGTTTCGCTAATGATTAGGTTCATTGGTTGTAGTACGGCACTTTGAACTGCTGACCGTTAACCGTGACGTTCATAAAGCCCGCAGGCTTGCTAGGCAACACAGCATTGCCGGGTTTTGCGCTGATCGAACTAGAGAAGTTCAACAGGTTGATAAAGAATTGCTGCCACGCCCTCGTTGGACGATTGGTATTTGCTTCAAGGAATTCAGACTGCGGATAAGGCTGTGTCTGTGAGGTAGGTAGCATTAGCTTTCCCCTGACGTAGCTTTGATGTTTGCAGAGACAATTACGCAGTTAATAGGATCAGTCATTACCACTTCAAAAATACGATCCCGCGCTGTGCCTAGCCTGCGCCATATCGCACGATTTTTGTATTTGCCGATCTGACCAATAGTTGTCCAATGCTCATTCGACCACGTAGAGCCGCCATCGTTAGACCATCTCAACATAGCCTGCGGATCGTCGCCTTGACCTGTAGAAACGCCGACACCGGGCTGGAACTGAATCTGCAACTCGTCGAAATACTGGCGCTGAAAGTCAGAGACTAGATGTGGGCATCGTCTTAGGCGACGCACCTGCTGACCATCATCCGTATAAACACCGTTTTTCAATGCGTAAATCTTGCCGTTTTCATAGTCACCGACAAGGGTAGAACTTTGAAAAAATGCAGCGCAATTTCCGCGATGCCTTTGGTATTCGTTGGTATTTGTGCAATACAACCACTTGAACCATAGTCCAGTCGTTGAATCATAAGCCCACGTAAGCTGCAAAGTTGGAAACGAAATTACATAGACTTCGTGGCCTTCTAGCTGATACGACCACGCCACAGCGTCGCTAATGACTTGACCTTCTAATGTGTTCTCTACTGCGTGTGTGCTAATTCGTTGCGGCAAATAGCCATTCATCTGCACAATCGTTGCATCGCCACGGTTGTTTTTCGAGATGTAAGCAAACGAATTGCCAAGCCTAGCAATAGAGAATTTCGCTGCTATGCCGTGTTGCGTAGACGTTCCCGGTATGCGCTGCAAAGGAAAGGGAAACGTACCTGAGTCAATCCATGTCTCGCTAGAGACTTCGCCCAGCAGATAAACTTCTCGATGGTCAACCATGACAGCCACTAGATTGTCAGGTGATCCGTCTTTGCTTGAGAATGACAGCGCTAGAGAGAATGGCGATAGTGCAGACGTAGCGCCAAACTGTTGCGTGTTCGGACGGTTATAGATGATGTAGTTATCTAGGATGTCTACCGAGGTTGCGCCTGAGAATGCGCCATCTGTTGCAGGCAGCACCGTGAAGTTCAGCGCATACATAGTCTCGCTAGAGATCGTCTGCGACGGACTGACACTGTACGTACCTGTTCCGCCCGTACCTGTGCCCAAAGCCGTGATAATGGTGTTAGCAGTAATTCCCGTACCTTGGATGGTCTGACCCGGATACAACGTTCCCGAAGTCGCTGTCACGTTCAGAGAGTAGTTAGCCATTGTGACCGTACCCGTACCTGACGCACCAGTTCCGCCCAATGTGTCGGCAATCGTGAACGTCGCGGTCGTGCTGTAGCCAGTGCCGGGGTTGGTGATCGTCACCGCAGTAATGACACCTGCCACAGCAGTCACTGTCCCCGTAGCTGCCACACCACCCGAGGGCGTGTTAAAGGTGATGATCGGGTTGGAGTAGTTAGACCCGCCATTAGTCACAGCAAACGACTGCACACCGCTGCCGATTGAGGCAGTCATCACAGAGGCTACAGCCGCCGAGTTCATGGTGCTGGATGCGACAGTCTGCGAGATATTGATGGTGTACGTACCCACCCCGCCCGAACCTGTGCCTAGCGCTGTGATTACGGTTTCCGCAGTTACACCTATCCCAAACAGTTGCTGACCCGTCGTAATCGTTCCGCTGTTCATCAGGGTGACGGTTAAGGTCGTTCCTGAGACTGATCCTACAAACTGTGCGCCTAATGGCGTGGAAATTCTCCACGTGTAGCGATACGTTCCATCTACGATGTACGCATTCAGCCCGTTGTCAGTAATGCCGACACGACCGGAGGACGAATTAAGCTGCCCGATAATGGTCGGGACGTAAGTCGAATCCATCGAGTAGACATAAGGGCCACACACCGCCAACAGGATTGAGCCACCTGACAGGGTACGCATCCCCCTGACTTCCTGCTGGTTTCGCAACACAATCTGCGAGACTAGCCCCGGCGTGGGGTACAGAGCCACTACACCGCGCTCACCTTGTGCTTTGGTAGGGTCTACTTCGGGATACCAGTTAATGCACTCCTGTGCATCTTGGTAGATGCTAGGCGCTTCGTAACTAGCCCCTACGAATCCGAAATCCGGCATTTCTTACCTCATAAACCCGCCGCTAAGAATCCAGCCCGCATCCTTCATCTTGCCAACTAGGAGGGAATCGGGGTATCTAGCAGCTTGGGTCGGTCGCATATTCGTGCGTTTGATCGTCGCTTTGCCCTGTGCGGCATAAGCATTAATCATCGTGATTTGAGTCGTTGAGGCTTTGCCGTACATTGGCATAAGACGCTCTGCTAAACACCACCGCAGCGCCATGCTGTAGCCTTGCGGCAGCGCGATAGAGTCATACATTGTCTGATAGCGGGCAAACACCGTATCCGCAAACAGGTGCATTTCGCCCTGTGCAGGGTTAGGCCATACGTAGATCGTGCCTAGCTGTTCGCCGGGCATATAGTAAAGCGCTTTAGGCCACGGCCCGTTGAGGCTTTTCAGTCCAATTTGCTCGTATTCTTCGACGTTCAAAACGCCAACAGGATAGTCAAGTCCACCGTTATAAATGGGCACACCGTTGCTAGTGGTAGTGACACGGACGAAAGCAGAATTGATTGCTAGAGGACGCTGGTAATAAGCCGATAGCGTGGTGCTGGCGACAGTTTGCGGCACGTTGACTGTGTACGTACCAGCCTCGTTGATGTTGCCGCCTGCGCCTGAATTAAAACCTGTGATGGTTGTTCCCGCCGTAACCCCTGTACCACTCAGAGTCTGCCCAATAGCCACCGCACCGGCAGATATAGATGTGATCGTCAGAGTAGTCCCTGAGATTGAGCCAATGAACGTCGCGCCAATCTGACCACCCGGCCCGATGGTGTATTGGATTTGATTCTGCACTACAGGAAAGATGATCTCGGTCTTGTAAAACACCATCATTTGCTCGTTTGACCATTGATCCACTAGGTCGTTGAGCATATCGAATGCGTCCTGCGCGGCATCCGCTGTCGGCGTTTCGCCTGCTTCTAGCGCACCTATGTCCTTCAAGGCGCGGCTAATAATGTCAATCGGTTGAGCCATTTTCAGTCCTTAAACGGCGTGAAAGCAGTCTTTAGCCACGGCAGCACAGGTTTTTCCTTGTTCAGCGCTAAAAGCTGGCTTTCTAAGTTGCTGCTGATTGCGCCTTTTGATCCTTGTTCGATCCACGAAATGATATCTGTTTGCCGCACTTTATGATAGGGAAGAATTGCCACCGGATCAGGAAACTTCCAATGTCCCTCGCTTTGCACCACCTGTTCATAGCCCCTAGCCGTCACCCGGTAATGGGCGCTAGTGATAACGCTGTCGGTTTCCTCGACACTAAGAATCTGCCATTGCAAGTTAACCATCAATCGCGCTCATAATTTCATCAATAGTTTCTTGGACTTCCCACGAGTTGCCGTTCATTCCAAAGGCTACGGAAACTTTTGTACCATCTTCCTGAGTGTTCTCAAAGAAAGACATAATCATTTCGGTATTTATAATCAGATTCTCACCAATACGACCTTTGGTTGCATTCGTCAGCTTGATGAGTTTCATACCTGATCCCATGATTGAGTGGCTTCGTTCCACGAATATTGCTTATCGTCCGTTGGCATAGGCACAGGCGCACCCCACAAACAGCTATCTTCTTTCAGCATCCAAGACGGAAACGGTTGCGGAGGAATGAAAGCATCCCGTTGCGCGTCGTAGGTGTAGTCGATGCCCGCGTAATTCTTGCGGAATGGCGTACCGCCGAGAGCATGAACACCGCCGTGGGTGTTGTAGCTGGTCTGCTTGTAAACGTCGCCGGTGCGGGCAGTTAGTTCTGCCTCTTTGCCGTCATCTTCGTCACGACCTACGGTAACGAAAGTTACGACATTGTTTGAGTCAAGTTTTGCAAAATGCGCCATGATTTTCCTTAAGCAAACGATACGGTTTCGCTAGTTGTCGATGTAGCGGTCACAGTATAAATTTTGAACCCGCCGCTGGTCGTGGAAGTCTGCGTTACGCCGCCGGAGAAGGTTGCAGTGTAAGTGTCAGGAATTTTGATGATGACTACGCCGCTGCCGCCCGTTCCTCCAGTTGTAACCCTTCCCGCGCCACCACCGCCGCCGGTGTTAGCAGTTCCGGCAGTACCAGTTCCCGTTCCGCTACCTGCGCCGCCGCCGCCGCTTCCTCCAGCATAGCCCGTCGGTAAGTTATCGCTTGCCCCGCCTCCCCCTCCGGCCCTTGTTACCGACGAGCCGGTGATGCTTGACGCAACGCCATTCCCGCCAACTCCACTACCGCCACCATTTCCTACTTGACCAGCGCCGCCGCCGCCGCCGCCAGCAGATAAGGTAATGTTTCCAAAACCCGCCCCGCCTGCATAGCCTTGATTTGTCGTGGCAGTACCTCCTGTGCCGTTGCTAGTTCCAACGCCACCGCCACCGCCGCCCGAGCCACCTGTGCCGCCATTGGTTCCTATAGAGCCGTTATAGCACCCTCCATAGCCGCCGCCGGTTGAAGTAATACTGCTAAAAACTGAATTTGATCCTTGACTGCCGTTTGCATTTGAGCCGCCGCCTGCACCTCCTGCACCAACAGTAATAGTGTATGCAGTGCCAATAGCAATGCTAGAGGCTGATTCAGCCGATGCGCCACCGCCGCTAGTGCCAGCGCTAGTGCGATAGCCACCCGCGCCGCCGCCTGCTGGCCCGCCGTTTCCACCGCCACCGCCTCCACCACCTGCAATGACAAGGAAATCGGCAGATATTACCGCAGCACCACCGACTAGGAAAAAGTTTTTAGCTGCAAACATTAAGGTGTATATCCCTGTGCAATCGAACCGTACCAGTTCGTTCCATCGCTGATAAACGTCAGAATGTCCATCTTGCCCGCCGTGGCGGTAATCGTAGGCGCACCGCTTGTGCCCCACTTCACGCTAGTAAACGTTGCAGTGCCGTTGCCTGTAGATGCAGCTTGCTTTAGCAACAGCACAAAAGACTTGCCAGCAGTTGCAGTCGGCATCGTAAATACGCAAGCAGTCGAAGCCGTCAGGGTTGCAGTTTGAACCGTACCGTTAGTCAGTGACAGAGTGTTCGTAGTCGTTACCGTACCAACCGCAACAACGCTTTCGACGTAGTTAGTCACGGTCGGGTTGTTGATGATCGGGCTAGTCAGTCCTGTAACCGTCAAATAACCAGTCGAGGGATTGAAACTCAACCGCGTGGAACTGGTGTTTTCAGCCGAAATCGTGCCGCTAGTCGCGCTGGTAAACAGCGGATAGCGCGTTGCATTGGTAGTCGTGTCGTCGGTGATCGTTATCGCAGTTGAGGGTGCTGCCCATACTGGCGTACCTGCACCGGCAGACTGCAAGAATTGTCCCGAAGTACCCGCAGCGGTAAACGCATAGGCAGTACCGCTGCCGTAAGCCACCGCACCTGCTGTCGGCGTAGCAGTTCCCGCCGTACCACCAAGGTTTACAGCAACAGGGTTGGTCAGGCTGATAGCCGAACCGACAATCGTGATACCAGTTCCTGCGGTATACGATGCACCGCCTGAGAATTGCGACCAGTTTATCGCGGTGACACCGATAGTCCCACCAGCGTTAGCCGTACACACCCACCCCGTATCGCCTTGACTGCTGCCTTGCTCTATGAACGTAAACGCGCCGGGAACTTCCGACCACGTATCCATATCGGTCGAGCGTGTCCACGCACCACTTGCCACAACATAGATGCCGTTTTCTGATGCAGTGCTTTGATTCTTGACTAGACACCTATCGCCAGCAATCAGCGCGATACCATCAATCGTTTGCGTACCTGACAGCGTGATGTTGACAGTCGTTCCAGCAATACACGAACCCTTAACGTCAAGACCTGTCACCAACGCATCGACATAGCTTTTATTTACTATGTCATTACCCGTTGCAGGCGTAGTCGAGATCGTGCCCGTAGTGGTATCGATGTTGGTAAACACGCCGGTTGAAGGCGTTGTAGCGCCAATCGTTGCGCCGTTAATCGTGCCGCTAGTAATAGATGCAACACCACTAGCACCAACGGTGAAGTACGTGCCAGCAGGCCCGACGAAGGTTACAAAGCCTTGCGTGTCGGTGAATATGCCTTGCACAGGGACGATATTAATCGTCGATGTATTTGCTGTTTGATTCGTTAGTGTCTGAGACATGACGACCCCTAGTCGGCTTGGGCGGCGGCAATGTAGAGAGTATTCGTGCCGGAACTGATAGCCTTAAGATAGAACGGTGCTTTCGGTGCTGCAATCAACAGCGGGTAGTTCATCGCTGCGGGCAGAATGTAGCTGGTGCTGCCATTGCCGGTCGAAGGAATTGCAGGAGTTGCTACGGTGCTGCTGTTCGACAATTCAACAGCCGCGATACCAGTTCCGGTATTGAGCAGTTGAACGTAATTGGTTTGGTCGTTCGTTGTTGCGCTGACTAGCAAAGCGGTACTAGCCGAGGTAGTAAGGTCTAGCGCAAACGTCTTGCCGCTGACCCGAATAACTGAGGTATTGACCATTTTTCAACCTTTCTAAAGAAAGAAAGCCGACCCTTTTGGAATCGGCTTTCCCTTTTCTTCGTTACTAATTAAAACTCCGAGAAGTCATAGCCGTAGACGAAGATGTCTACAGTACCACCGGCGACGGCAGTACCTACTTTGACATACAGAGTTTGCGCCGAAAGGTTGGCGTTTTTAGTAGCAGACACCACGGTCGAGTTAGTCACATACGCGGAACTGGTGTTGCTAGTCAGTGCTGCGTTAGTGACAATCTCAGTGCCCGTACCTGCTGGGCCAGTCCAAATCGCCAAGTAACCAGCGCTAACGTCTTTGTTGGCGTTGGTAATGGCTACGTTGGTGACTGCGTAGGAAGTCGTATTGTTGATTTGCAGGGTAACAGTTGCATCGCCAGTGAACGAGAGAGGTACAGCGCTCGCAGAGGCAAGCAGACGGATCGCCTGATTGGTCGCCAAATTCGACGGGTGAATAGTAGTTGCTGATGCTGGGCCGGGATTAGACATTTGTCGTTTCCTTTTCTGTGTGAGTTATTAAGCTGCGACGCGGCAGGCGAGTTCCGGGTACAGCGGGGCCCAGCCATACAGCACATCAAGGCGAGTCGGGATCGAGTCGTTGTTGATGGTGTATTGACGGACAACGCGGATGCTCATGCCCAGTTCTTTGTCGCTTGCACGACCAGCGAAATGCACGCCTTCGGGCAGTTCAAGATCAGCCATCGCAACCGTGAAGGCATTGCGGTGCATGATGATGTTCTGCGGCGAGACTACGCCGGTTTGGTTGAACGGAGTAACAACAGCGGTAGCCGAGGTCGAAGCCACGTTCACGTTTTGGAACTGACCAGCAGTAATAACAGCCGGGGAAACAGTCACAGAGGTCGTGCCGCTGGTAGCGACGGTTACATCGGCAGTCACCACGAAGTTACGCAGTTTGTTCGAGCCGTAGGCTTGACGGTTCTGCGGGTTCACAGCGTAGACGTTAGCGATCTGAATCACATCGCCTTGCTTGAGGCCAGCGGTCGCGGTCGTAGCAGTCAGGGCGATGGTTGAGGTCGAAGCCCAGCCAGTCGTCAGGAAGCCCGTAGCGGTCGTGGTAGCGCAAGCCAAAGTAGCGGTCGAGTACGAACCAAACGTCTGATTGACCACGTTCTGATCCATCTTCCACTTCATACCGGCAGAGTCAGTTCCCATCAAACCCTTCTCATACTGAGAAGTGATTTTAGCCGACGGCATGAACAGACCTTTAAGGCTGTCCACGATGGTCGCGGAGGTAAACGGCTCAACGATGCACGAACGACGACCGTCACGCGGTGCGCCTTCGCTGTCGAGGTACGCAGCGCCAGTCAGGTAGGTAATCAGGCCAGTCGGAGGAGTTCCGGCAGTACCAACGATGTTCGCGGTATTGTTCTTCGCCATGACCAGACCATCGCGGTCGATCTTGTTGGCAATCGCAGCAATCGCGGGCTTCAGCACACGATCCGAGAACATATCCAACGACAGCGCCAAGTCTTGCGTGGTGAACTGGGTATCGACGTGGAACTGGGTGGACAGGGTGACAGGAACGCTGGTTTCGTTGAAATCTTCAACGTTCAGCGCAGGGCCGGTCGTACCAATGAAGCGACCCGGACGGCGAACGTTAACGGTGTTACCAATCTTCGCGCCAACAACGGCGAATTGATCATCATAGTTACGGTCAACTTCACCCGTGAAGGTGAGTTCGTTTTCCAAGACCATCAAGGCCTCGTTAGTGATCTTACTAATAGTCAACAGATTGTTTGACATGATTTGTCCTTAAATAATGAGAATGGAATCAGCGGATTTTTCCGGCCTTGCGTGCGGCTCGCCATTGGGCATAAGTACCGTGGAATTCCCCGTTACTGTCTAGCTTGTTGTCCAATGTTGACCCCATCGCCTTGATCGGTTTAATCGGTGCAGGTGCTTTTGACACCGACACAGGTTTTACTGTTCCGGTAGGCGCTTCTAACTTCGCCTCCAGTCTCCCAATCTCGCGCAGCGCATTGATCGTTGACAGCTTCGCCAACTTCTCCCCTACTTCGGGGTTCTCGGCAAGGTGATATAGGATTCTTGGCCCTATGTCACTTTCAAG